TGTCGTAGCTACATTGTTTATGATCTTCCAGTTTGTTGTAAAAGCACAACACTAGTGCAGACACCTATTGACAAGTCTAAGAGAATCGTCTATAATGATTACTTATAAAGACACCAAGGAAAACTAATGGCAACAACTTATTTACAACTTGTTAACAATGTCCTTATAAGACTTAGGGAAACAGAAGTTTCATCTGTTGGTGATACTCCTTATAGTTCTTTGATTGGTGTCTTAGTCAATGACGCAAAGCGTGAAATTGAAGACGCCTACTCATGGAATGCTTTAAGTCAAACGATTGTCGTACCTACTGTCTCTGGACAACAGGCATACACATTGACAGGTTCTGGTCAACGGTTTAAAGTTGACATGGTTATGAACGAGACTGAAGATGTCCCGATGTATCAGGTGTCTCCTGACTGGTTGGATACGCAGTATTATCTCGCTGATGTCCAGAATGCTGCTCCGATCTACTATGCCTTTGACGGTGTAAGCAACGACGACAATGTTGTCCGTGTCTGGCCACAGCCTGATGCGGTCTATTCCCTCCGGTTTAATCTGAACATTCCTCAGACTGACCTGTCTGCCAACGGTGACTTGATTAAAGTCCCTCCTCACTTGGTGCAGATGTTAGCATACGCTAACGCTGTTGCTGAACGAGGTGAAGACGGTGGACAGTCTTTCAGTGAATTATATCAGAAGTATCGTCTTGCACTGTCAGACGCTATTGCTCTTGAAGCTAACCGGTATGATGAACAAGTAACCTGGACGAGTGTATAATGGTAGCAAAGCTGTTAACCACTTCTATCGCTGCTCCGGGTTTCTACGGCCTTAACACGCAGGACTCGGTGGTTTCACTTGAATCAGGCTTTGCTACTGTTGCTACGAATTGTGTGATTGACAAGTTTGGTCGTATCGGTGCTCGTAAAGGCTGGAGTCCTACGCATGCGACCAACACTGACTTAGGCTCAAATGCTGTCAAGGCTATCGGTGAGTTGATTGCTGCTGATGGTACTTCGTACACGATTGCTGCCGGTAACAACAAGCTGTTCAGGCTTAACGGTGGTACACTGACGATGCTGACCTACGGTGGTGGCGGAACTGCTCCGACGATCACTGACAGCAACTGGCAGATGGCTGCTCTAAACGGCATCCTTTACATGTATCAGTCTGGACATGATCCTCTGATCTTTGATCCTGCTGTGTCTAACTCAACTTACCGTAGGGTGTCTGAGAAGACTGGATATGTTGGAACTGTAACACACAACAACTGCGTAATCAGTGCTTATGGTCGTACATGGTCAGCCAATAACACATCTAGTAAGACGGTTATTCAGTTCTCTGATCTGCTCAGTGGTTTCGTGTTATCAACAGGCACTGCTGGAACGCTGGATATTGCAGAAATATGGCCTGCTGGTGCCGACGAAATCATTGCTCTAGCAGCGCACAACGGCTTCCTGATCGTCTTTGGTCGTAGGCAGATTCTGATCTACGCTAACGCTCAAGACCCTGCCGGACTGACGCTGCAAGACACGATCACAGGTGTTGGCTGCTTTGCACGAGACTCTGTGGTAGCCACTGGCTCAGATGTGTACTTCCTGTCTGATAGCGGTGTCAAGTCGCTGTCGCGGGTGATCCAGGAGAAGTCTTCGCCGATGCGCGACATTAGCGCAAATGTGCGTGACGATGTTGTCGCTGCGATGGCTCTGGAGACTGCCGCAGGCATCAAGGCAACACACTCAGACAAGGAAGGTTTCTACCTGATTACTTTCCCTGTCACCGGAGTAACCTACTGCTTTGACCTTCGGATGCTGCTGCCTAACGGTGCAAGCAGGGCTACGACGTGGGATGGAAATGTACCAACAGCCTTCTGCTACAAACAGAACAAAGATCTTCTGTTAGGTAAGCCAGGATATGTCGGTAAGTACGATACTTATCGTGATAATGTTGATACTTATGTAATGAGATACTACACCAACTACTTTGACTTCGGTGTGCCCACGGCACTGAAGATTATGAAGAAGGTTGGAATCACAACTATCGGTGGACAGGGTTATCCTGTGGTGCTGAAGTTCGGTTATGACTATAGCGACATTCTGAACAGCCGTCAGTTCAATCTGTCAAACGCTGCTGTTGCAGAATACAACATCGCCGAGTACAATATCGGTGAATACGGTGGATCAGCTTTCGACAACAAGGTAATCAACATTGGTGGTGCTGGTAAAGTTATTCAGCTAGGTTTTGAAACCACTGTGAATACTCGACCAGTATCTATCCAAAAGATTGATGTCTTTACCAAAGTAGGAAAAACGAGGTAACTAAGTGTCTAATTATACCAAAACTACTAACTTTGCTATTAAAGACGGTCTTGTGTCGGGCAATCCTTCCAAGATCATCAAGGGCACGGAAATCGACACAGAGTACAATAACATTGCCTCTGCCGTTTCCTCGAAGCCTGACGCTAACAATGGAACGCATACGGGAACCACAACGATGGCTAATCTAACATTGTCTGGTACATTCTCTGGTACCATTGATGGAGGTACCTACTAATGGCTACTGATTTCTCTTTGCTTGGTGGTACTCAGTTAGGTAGTATTCCGTCCTCAATGCAGGCTGGTTTTACTGCTGCTGGCGGTGCTCCTACTTCTGGTGTTGACTTAACTGGACTGTTCCGTAACCTGATCGGAACCGCAGGCAATATCTATGCCTCTAATCAGGCCGGTAGTAACGCTGCTCAGTTGGCTGCACAACAAGCACAGGCTTCGCAGTTCCGTCCTGTGGGTGTTACCACTCGCTTTGGTCGTAGTGGCTTCCAGTTTAGCCCCACGGGTGAACTCATGGGTGCTGGCTACCAAGTGGCTCCTGATGTGGCTGCTATGCGTGAGGCTCTTCTGGGTATCTCCGGCGGAGCACTGCAACAGGCACAGCAGCAGCAAGCCATGCAGAACCAAGTCAATCAAGCTGCTCAAGGCTTGTTTGGCTTAGGACAGCAGTATGTTGCTGAGTCTCCGCAGGCTGCTGCACAGCAGTATCTTGCACAGCAGCAAGAACTGTTAGCTCCCCTGGATGAGCGTGCTCTGGCACAATTGCAGACGCAACAGTTCCGTCGTGGTACTGGCGGTCTTGCGATGGGCGCTACTGGAGCTACTCCGATGGGTGCTCCTGGTCTTCGTGCTGCTAACCCGGCTATGGAAGCCTTCTACAACGCACAGCAGCAGCGCAATGCTCAGTTGGCAGCTCAGGCACAGCAGATGGGTCAGCGGCAAGTTGAGTTTGGACAAGGCTTGCTTGGTGGTGCTCTTAACCTTCAGCGTGGTGGTTATGTTGCACAAGAATCTGCACTGGCTCCGTTCAACGCTGGCTTCCGTCAGGCTGCGAATGTGGAACAGACAGGAATGCAGCCGTTTGAGATGGGTGTTAGCCTTGGCTCCCCCGTGACTGCTGCGGCTCGTCAGGCTGCTGCGATCCAAGCACAAGGACAGGCTGCACAGCAGGCTGCTGATTTCAACCGAAACACCGCAGTTGTCGGCGCTTTGGCTGATCCGGTGTCTAAGTTAATTGGTAAACTGTTCGGAGGTTAATAATGGCTGATGGAATGATGGGTAATCCTTTTCTTGGTTTACTGAACCAAGGAATGAGTCCTGAACAGGCCCAAGCTGAAGTTGATCGGCAGCGTGCCTTACAGTTTGCTAACCTCAACCCACAACAGCGTGTTGCTGCCGGTATCTACGAAGGCATTACTGGCATTGGTCGTGCCTTGGGCGCTCGTGATCCGATGCTTGAGCAGGCTTCGCAATTGCGTCAGTTGGCACAGCAGTTCGATACCACGACTGCTGAAGGCATGATGCAGTATGCCAATGCTCTCCGACAGGTAAATCCTCAGGCTGCACAGCAGGCTGCTATGGAGGCGCAGAAGATGATGCTGTCCGGTGTTAAAATTGAATCGGAAAGAGCACTTACTCAGCAGCGTCTTCGTGAGAAAGCATCCAAAGACCCAATTCAAGAGTTTGTCAGGGCTAATGCAAAGAACTATACTCCTGAAAGTATCCAAGAGTTTACGACAACTGGCGATTTCTCTGTTCTCAAGCGATTCACTGAAGAAGAAAAGAATGTAAAAACACCGGCAGAGTTTGCTGCTGTTGCAAATGAACTTGGCTTTGGTGCTAAGACCACACTGGATAAATATACGCCAGAACAAACGCAGGCTGTTAACAGGACTTTACTTGACCGTGGCGTGAAAAAGGCCGCTGCCGGGGCTACACAGATTCCCGGAGTAAAGGATGTCCAAGATGTTCCCGGTCTTCGCGCTAAGGTTCTTGGTACGATTACTGATGCTCGTCGTGGCTATGAGTCTGCCTCTCGTGCGGTTACGCTTGCAGACGACGCTCTGCAAACAAATAACTTTGCGTCTGCTGCCGGTCTTGCATCTGCACTTGCTAAGGCTTCTGGTGATACCCAACTTAGTAACAAAGACGTTGAAAAGTATCGTACCGATCCGGCTTTCGTTGGAACCGTGGCTGACGTTACTGCTCGTCTGGTTCGTGGTACTCCAACAGCAGACACCTTAAAGAAACTTCGGTCTTATGCACAAGTGCTGAAGAAGAAGCAAGAAGAAAGTATTAAGCGTGAACTGGATACGCAACGCGAACTTGCTCGTCGTGCCGGGTTTAAGAACGAAGACATTGATGTTGCATTCGGCGGTATCTTAGAAGGTGGTCGAAAGAACCAACGACGAACTGCCAGCGGCGTTACTTACACTGTAGAAGAGGATTGATATGCCTACTTATACCATTAACGGAAAAAGGATCAAAACTGACCGTGAACTTTCTGAGGCAGAAATTGATGAGATTGCAAGAGATTTAGCACCCGTTAGTGGACAAGCAGCAATTCCTACGGAGGGACAGCCAACGGCTCCTGCGGCTGTTCCAACTTTATCGGCCTCTGAGCGAATGTTTCAGAATGCTTTAGCAGGCGCTGCGGCAGTTCCTCCGATGGCTGCTGCCGCCC